CAATTCGGAAGGAATTCCGTCCTGAGTCAGAGGTGGCGTCTCCTGAAAGCTTGGCCTCATTTGCGGGCAAAGCTATCACCATGGAACATCCTCCTGCCCTTTTGGACAGCGAGAACACCAAGGATTATCAGATTGGTTTCACTGGTTCAGAGATTGTTTATGACAACGGCTTTGTTCGTGCCGTCATGACCGTCACTGATCGAGATGTGATCGAGAAGATTATGCATGGCGATGTTCGTGAGGTGAGCGCGGGGTATCGGGTTAATTACGATCCGACTCCTGGCGTAACCGACAGCGGCGAGCATTACAACGGCATCCAGACAGAGATTTCGGGTAATCATGTCGCTATTGTTCGTCGGGGCCGTGCTGGCCCGCAAGTAAAGCTGCACTTGGATCGTCAAGATGCTGCTGATCCATACCTTTTCTCTACCGAGGAAGACCAAACTATGTCTGCCAAGATCGTTTTTGATGGCGCTGAGTTTGAGGTGAGTGAGAGCGTTGCTCTGGCGATCACCAAAGAACGAGACGATGCCAGCATGTCCTACAAGGACATGAAGATGAAGTATGACAAGCTCATGAAAGAAGCTGAAGACATGAAGGCCAAGATGGCCGACATGGAGCACGGCATGAAGGAGAAGGAAGATTCTCTGGAAGGTCGTTCTGATGCGCTTCAGGAGCAAGTCGATAGCCTCAAGGCCGAACTGGAAGAAGCCAAGCAAGTCAACGTTGATTCCATCGTTGCTGAGCGTCTGGCTCTGATCGAGAAGGCCAAGCCTGTCCTGGATGCTGAGTATGCATTCGCTGGCAAGGCTGATCGTGAAGTGATGGTTGATGCCATCAAGACTGTTCGCGGTGATTCCGTCGAACTGGATGGTCGTTCCGACGACTACGTCCTGGCAATGTTTGACACCATTGCTGAAACGGCTGCTGCTCACGTTGATTCCACCGAGGATCTTCGCAAGGCTGTTGCCGCTGCCGCCGCTCCGGCTTCTGCTCCTAGCTCCTACATGGACAAGCTGCAGAACGCTTGGAAGGCTCCCCTTTCCATCTCCAAGGAGGCTAAGTAATCATGGCCGTTACTTTCACCACTAGCGCTGGTTCTGCTGGTGGCGTTCAGTCCACCTACGCTCTGGAACTGACTGCTGCTCTGGAAGGCCAGTTCGCTGACATCGCTGACAACAACGTTTCTTCCTTCGTGAACGAAACTGGCGCTGTGCTGGCTTATGGCAACCTCGTGGTTGTTAACACCGCCGGTACTGTTGGCAACTCTGCCAAGACCATCGCCGCCGCTTCTGACACTGCAGTGGGCGTTAACGCTCTCACCTATGTGGACGAGACCGCCACTGATTCCAACAGCCGCTCTGGCGTGAAGGATGACCAGGCTGTCAATGTTCTGTCTAAGGGCGTTGTTGCCGTGTATTGCGTCGAAGCAGTTGACCTGACCGATGCTGTTCGCGTGTATCACACTGCTGACACTGGCGTCACTTCCGGCTCTTTTGCTGGTCGTTTTGCTGCTACTGCCGCTTCTGGCAAAACTGCCGTTCTGTCTGGTGCCCGCTGGGCGTCTAAGACTACTGCTGCTGGCATTGCCCTGCTGGAGCTGAACGGCCCTGACTTCACCCTCACCGCTGACACCTGATAGGAGGCCCCCAATGAGCGAATTTCGTCTTGATGATGCTGGCCTCTTTCTTGATCGCCAGCTTGAGTACATCCGCCCTCAAATTTTCGAGGTTGAGTATGCGGATATCAAATATTCCACCATCCTGCCTGTGACCGCTGAAGCCGGTCCTGGTTCCCAGCAGTTCACCTACCGCATCATGGATGCAACTGGTGACTTCAAGCTCATCTCTGATGCTGCTGATGATCTGCCACGGGCTGACGTGAGCCAAACCGAAAAGAGCATCAACATCCGCTCCTTCGGTGGTTCCTTCGGTTACACCGTGCAGGAACTGCGTGCTGCACAAATGGCCAACGTTGCTCTTGAGCAGCGTCGTGCTGCAGCAGTCCGCAGGGCGTATGAGGAGAAGGTGGAGAGCGTCGCCATGTTCGGTGAAGGCTCTGTGAACCTGGCTGGTTTCTTCAACAATGCAACTGTTGATGTGATCAGCGCCAACAAGTGGTTCTCCACTTCTGCCGTGACGGCTCAGGAAATGCTGGAAATCCTGAACCAGGGCGTTAGCGCCATCATCAGCGGTTCCAACATGAAGGAACAGCCTGACACGATCCTCATGCCCTACGAGGATTACAACACTGTGTCCACCACCCGCAACTCCGACAGCTCGGATGTGACGGTGCTGGAATACTTCCTGCGGACCAACCCCTACATCCGCAACGTGGAGCCCATCAACCAGCTTGCTGCTGCTAACAGCAGCCTGGCTAAGAACCGCCTGGTGGTTTACAAGCGTGACCCCCAGAAAGTTCAACTCCACATCCCTCAGCCTCTGGAGCTGTTCCCGCCTCAGCAGCGTGGACTTGAGTTCATCGTTCCTGCCCATGCCCGCGTGGGTGGCGTTGCTCTCTACTATCCGAAGAGCGTCAAGTACGTTCAGGCTCCTTGAGCTAATTAAGGAATGGGCGGTTAAGCTTTACTTGCTGAATTTGTAATTCAACAATGCTCATTGCTTACCGCCCTGAACTTGAAAATCCGCCTCGCGAGGCTGGTTTCGGAATCATCACCGACAAGGGTTTGATTAGTCTTGCCCCCGGCCTCAATCAGGAAATTCCTGATGAGCAGTGGGACTTGGCAAAAGCGAACTCTACTGTCCAAGCCCTGCTGAAGATTGGTGCTATCGAAGAACTGAAAGAGCGAGTGGAAGTCGAAACCATTCCTCAAGGCATCGATAGCCTCCAACAGCTTCCGTTGAGCCAAGCCATTCAAGCCATTGAATTGCTTCACGACGAAGAGAAGCTGACTGATTGGAAGAAGGTTGAAGGACGTGTGAGGGTTCGTAATGCCATCAATCGTCGTCTTGAAGCAATTCGGACAGGCAAGGCATGACGGTCACTTATTCGGGATTCCTGGAACGATTCCCTGAGTTCAGTCCCCACCCTTCGGGGATTGTCAACGGAGCAATCGAGAGCGCTACTGCCGATGTGTCTGACGACATTTTCGGAGACCAAACGGATCGCGCAGTTCGATTCTTAGCCGCTCACATCATCGCCATTCAGCTCGCTCAGATGGGTGTTCAGATTGGTGCTACAGATGGGAAGGTTTACGGCAAAGGACTTGAAGCCACACTGTATGGCCAAGAGTTTAAGCGCCTCTCTGAGACTGCTTCTAACGCTTCAATGATTGGTTTTGTTATCTGATGACCAACCCAATGCCACCGTTAGCAAACGCCACGCTGGTGTTCTCGGTGGCTAGTGGCTATGCAACAGATGCAGCAACAGGTAATTACGTTGTAAGTACAACTGATTCAACGTATTACGCAACATTGAAGCAAAGCAGGGATCCTCAGTACGAGCAGCGGGTCGGGGCTGATGAGAGTGCCATCTACATGAAGGGTCGTCTCGTCAGTCCACTCGCGATATCGGGGGTTTCCGCCGGAGACGTTGCTGAAGCGACGATTGAAGGCCAGGAAGGACGTTTTGAATTGCTCCCGACTACCGAGATGACTGATCATTATCGGCAGTTTTTAGGCACTCCTATTCATGGCTACTTTAGAGTGGTTGGAGCAGGAAGTGTCCTGAATCGTTGATTTAATCCCTTTGCATTTGTTTCAATGGCCATTCAACATCCAACTCAAATCATCAAGAGTCAGGACACCATTATCAAAGTTGGTGCTCTGACCACTCCTACTCGCCCCACTATCACCGTTGCAAGTGCAGGTGCTTTGACTCTGCCTGCTTCTGGTGTACCCACCAACATGTTCTTCCTGGGTGGCGTTACTAACGCTTCCGTTTCCATCAATGATGGTGAGCAGGAATACTACTTGCTTGGCAATGGTGGTTTCGCTGATAGCGTGAAAGTGACCACTCGCGCTCAAGCTTCCATCACTTCCTACTTCCAGAAGGATTTGGACGGCTCTGGTCTTGACGAAACGGGCTACGACGAAGCTATGGACGTTGTCCTGCGTGGCCGTAATGATCGCGACTTTGAGCTTTACACCGAAATCTATAAGCACAACGGCGGCACCACTTATGACGTGACTGTCTTCGCTGCTTCTGTGATGAACTACAGCGAAAGCTATCCGGCTGATAATTTGGTCGAAGTGACTTTCGATCTGATGAGCCGTGGTGCAG